GTATATTCACAAGTTCGTGATGAACGACATTTAGTTGAATTAATGTGCGAACCTGATTGGTCTAAGTTAAATGATAAAGAATTTGTTGAGAAGTTGATTCACTTAGCTAATCATTATCAAAGTATTCAGAAGATGCCTGAACCTATTAATAGTATCCCTAGATTAGCTATGTTTTTAGCATTGATTCGTCCTGCTAAAAAGCATTTAATTGGTAAGAGTTGGCGTGAAGTAAGTCAGACCATATGGGATAAAGAAAATGATGGCTATAGCTTTAAAAAGAGTCATGCTATTGCCTATGCACAGTTAGTCGTAGTGCATATGAATTTGCTTACAACATCCGTTTCACAAGAGTAATACTACGGCGTTTTGTTCTACGCTTATGTAGTTCGCTGATACTGCATGTAGGACCATGAATAATAGTCAGACTTTTGTTGTTAAAAGTCCTTAGATAGGGTCTGAACATAGACCATTCATCCTTTAAGAATAGATTGATGGGGACTAATCTATTACTTTCCCACCACCAAACATCTCCTAATTCTAGGAATTTTTCTTTGATTATAGGGTCTATAATAGCACCGTAATCATAGATTGTTGTCACGATATCATCCCTATTTTGCACAATCCCAACATAATCTTGGTTGGCGTGCGAACATATGGTTATGAACGGGTGATTTTCGCTTAGTTTCTTAAAGAATTCGTTATGTATCATTGTTATTTTTTACTACCGAAATATTTATCATTGGGTAGCCAGGCAATATATTTTGATAAATATGAGTATGTACTCAACTCAAGTATTCGTTTATACCCAACGACAAATCGTTATTCTTTTATCAGGAAATTCCCCTAGGAGTTATATGCCTCAGTATGCCAAGCCACTTACTCTACACAAAGGTGTAGACAATCAGATTCAATTTCAGTTCTTAAACCAAGAACAGAAGCCTGTTGATATTACAGGAAAAGAAATTTCTTGTAGAATTCTTAATGCTACCGGAACAACTGTGCTTATTAGAAAAGCACTTACTATTCAATTAGGTGCAACAGGTATTGCCGCATTATACTTAGATCCAGGTGAGCTTGAAGAAATAGATGCACAGAAATGCTATTATACATTAGAGATCCCTGTTGGAACATTTGACTACCCAGTATTTGTAGACCAAAATGCAGGTGGTCGCGGTGATATGAATATTGTTAATTCAATATTACCTAGCTTTGTACCTAGTACGGAATTAACTATTCCTACAGGCCAAGGATTTGCAAATACTGCATGGCTTGCAAATGGAACATATAGTGCTGACCCAAATTCAACAGTATATTACACTAGTGTATACACTTCAAGTGATAACCCGACCTTAACAATACAAACACAGTATACAGAATTTTACGGTGATGTATTAGCTATGCCAATACAACAGAAACATTCCATTATAATATAACAGGGTTCCACCCATTTATTCGTATGGCATTTGTAAGTAATGCGGGCGTAGTAACCAACGTATTGGCAAGATAAGTGTTGATTGTGTAACATATTTGTGTTATACTATCTAAATGTTTGATATCCTATCAATAATTCCCGGTAAGAAAAAACTCACACAAGGTGGCTGGAATAGCTTCAATGCTATTTGCTGTCACCATCGTGGGCATAAAACTGACACTAGAAGTCGTGGCGGTGTGAAATTTGATGGACAAACAAATTGGTCATATCATTGTTTCAATTGCGGTTTCAAATGTGGTTTCAGTTTAGGCAAAAGCTTAACAAAGAATACACGACAATTATTGTCTTGGTGTGGGGTAGATGATACTCAAGTAAGCAAGTGGAGCTTAGAGAGTTTACAACAAAAAGATATATTAGATTTCACTCAGCCTAAAAAGAAAACTAAGATTAAGTTCAATGACCATGAATTACCAGAAGATGCAGAACTGCTTGACCAAAATAATCCATTACACAAAGTATATGTAGACTATCTAGAAGCGAGGGGTATAAGTAGTAATGAATATCCTTTCATGGTCACTCCCAACGAAGCAAGTCGCATGGGAAATCGCATCATCATTCCCTATACATATAAGAACAAGATTGTTGGTCACACAAGTAGGTTCTTAGACAATAAGATTCCGAAATATATCAACGAACAACAACCTGGTTATGTATTTGGATATGATTTTCAACAACCTCAACAAAGTGTTTGTATACTAGTCGAAGGCATCTTTGATGCATTAAGTCTAGGTGCTTGTGCATTAACTCATAATACGATTAATGATGACCAAGCAGAATTACTAGCACAACTTAATAGACAAATCATTTTCGTTCCCGACCGTGATAAAACAGGATTCGATTCCTGTGAGAGAGCTATTCAATTAGGCTATAGCGTCAGTATCCCACATTGGGAAAGTGATGTAAAAGATGTTAATGATGCCATTATCAAATATGGTAGACTGCCTACACTACTCAGTATATTACAGTCTGCTACAATGAGCAAAATTAAAATAGAAATACAAAGGAAGAAAATTGGTAAACAAAACGGATTCTAAAAAGCAAATTGATTATACACCAGAAGTACAAAAACTATTTTTAAGAATGATGATGACTAACGCTGAGTTATATACTCGTGTTATGAACATTATGAATTCAGAAAACTTTGATAAAAGTCTGCGTCCAGTTGCAGATATGTTCAAAGAACACACAGACAAATATAAAGTTTTACCTGACTTTAATCAGATTAAAGCAGTAACAGGAGTAGACATTGAGCCTATCCCTGAAATGAGTGAAGGTCATAACGAATGGTTCTTTGATGCATTTGAGGCATTTACTAAACGACAAGAACTAGAACGGGCTATTCTTAAAGCTGCCGACTTGCTTGAGAAAGGTGACTTTAGCCCTGTTGAGAAACTAATCAAAGATGCAGTACAGATTAGTTTACAAAGAGATATGGGTACAGATTATTTCTTTGATCCTAAAAGTCGTATTAACAAATACTTTAATGCAGGTGGACAAGTCTCAACAGGCTGGCCACAGATGGATCGTATCTTGTATGGTGGCATGAGTCGAGGGGAACTGAACATCTTTGCAGGTGGTTCTGGTTCAGGTAAGTCTCTTGTTATGATGAATATCGCATTGAACTGGTTACAAGCAGGAATGAGTGGAGTCTACATCACACTAGAACTTTCAGAGGAACTAACATCATTGCGTACTGATGCTATGTTGACACAGATGGGTACTAAGTCAATTCGAAAAGACATTGATACAACCGATCTTAAAGTTAAGATGGTAGGTAAGCGTTCGGGCAAGTATCGTGTTAAAGGGTTGCCTGCACAAAGTAATGTGAATGATATTCGTGCTTACTTAAAAGAAGTGCAGATTCAAACAGGTATTAAGATTGACTTTGTAATGGTCGACTACTTAGACTTGGTTATGCCTGTCTCTGTTAAAGTTAATCCTAACGATCAGTTCATCAAAGACAAGTATGTTGCAGAAGAATTGCGTAACTTAGCTAAAGAGATGGGAGTGTTACTTGTAACTGCTTCACAGTTGAATCGTAGTGCTGTTGATGAGATTGAGTTCGATCATAGTCACATCGCAGGTGGTATCTCAAAGATTAACACAGCAGATAATGTGTTCGGTATCTTTACAAGTCGCAGTATGCGTGAGCGTGGTAAGTACCAGATTCAATGTATGAAATCTCGTAGCTCAACGGGTGTAGGTATGAAAATTGACCTAGACTATGACATTGAAACAATGCGTATTAGTGATAGTGACCCTGATGGATATGCTGAACAACAGGCAAAGTATAGACCTGCTCCTAGCCCGACTGATATTATGAATCAAGTAAAAGCACAATCTACATTAGTTTCTACTGAACCTATCATTGACCAAGCTACAGGTGAAGTACTAGAACCACTGAATAAGAAGATTGTTGCGGATGTACAGGGTTCGAAGCTTAAAAGTTTACTTAACAGTTTAAAGAAATAAGACTAAATACTATATCATGCAAAAACAAACTCGCAGCCTATTGGAAGAATTAGAGTCCATTGGTAATAATCGTGATACAAGTCACATTATTGAAAGCCGTGGCCACAACATCATTACTAGTGCAATTAATTTGATAGAAATGATTAATAAACATTACACACCAGAACAGGCTGAGATCCTAGAGCGTAAGCTATTGAGTGCTATCAAAAGTAAGGATCAGAGCAGATTTGCTAAGTCACTAAAAAAGAACAGTAAAAATGAGCCTATCTGAATCCCTATCAATATTAAAATCTAAGATTGACCAATTATCCATTACAGAAGATAAAGGACATTTGGATCATCCTGAGGACTTAATATTTTTAGGCGGATCACAGGGGGCGAATCGTGCTGTTCAATCTACCATTGCTACAGTAAAGAATCCAGCGACAGTTACAATCAAGTGGGACGGATATCCTGCACTGATTTTCGGTCGTAACACTGAGGGTAAGTTTAGTATTATGGACAAGCATATGTTCAATAAGAAAGACTTAACCGGTCGTCAAGTATTCAGTCCTGAACAGTTCGTTGAATATGATCGTGCCCGTGGCGTAGACCGTTCAGGGTTATATCAAGTGATTGCAGACTTGTGGTCTGGCTTAGAAAAAGCAGATAGAAGCAAAGGCTACTATTGGGGTGATTTATTATTTGCTCAACCATTACAAGACCAGAACGGTATGTATAAGTTCAAAGCTAACCCTAATGGCATTACTTACACAGTTGAAACAAACAGTGAAGTTGGACAATTATTTAAAGGTAAACAAGCCGCTATTGTTGTTCATCAGTTCATACCAGCAACTGCCGCAACTACAGATGAAGCTACTCCTTTAGATGGTGGTATCGGTGGATTAAAGAATAATAGCAATGTAGCGATTGTTCCTGCAAAAATGCCTAATACTCCTAAATTAGCAATTAACACCAAGTTAGTTAACAAAGCTAACAGTGATATTAAAAAGTACGGAGCCGCTGTAGATCAATTGATGAATACAGCTCCTCAGGCTGCAAATGCATTCAGAGGATTGTTTACTGTTTATATCAATAAAAAGATTGTTTCAGGTGATCTTAATAATCTAGTAGACGGGTTTATGGAATTCTTTAATAGCAGACCAATGACTGATACTATGAGAGCTAAGTTGGCACAGCATTTAGAAGCTAACAAAGCAGGACTAGTAGGTGCATTCACTATTTGGGCTAGCTTATATCAGTTAAAAATGTCTGTAGTAGACCAGC